AGTCCCGATGTGTAGCACTCGTTATCCTTTTCTCCTTGACAAGAATATCGTTTCGTGTACCATCAGATATGAGAGGAAGGAGTGCATTGTGGCTATAGAGGATATGGTTGGGGTTCATACCTGGGCCTCCTATCGGGTAGCAGCAGGATACACCCAAGCAGAGATTGCTGCAACCATTGGTGTTAGTAGGCATATGATTGTCCGGTTAGAGCAGGCATTATTCACTGAACCACCACGTAGATTTCTAGATCAATTAGGGTGGTATTACGGAGTATCAACTAAGGATTTAATTTCGAGTTATCACCAATTAGTTAAAAATAAAAGAGAAACTTTCGCTAATGAGTATCAATCCTTCAAGGAAGTACTTAGTGGATATGCAGGCTATACGAATCCCCTGGTATTCTATAGAGAATCTCAAGGACTATCTAGAATTGGATTTTGTAAAAGAATATGCGTACATCCAGACCCGATCAGGGATTACGAAAACAATGACCAGCGTGGAGTTCCTCAACAACTCCGAGTTGCATGTAATGCTATCGAATGGGATTATGCACCTTTAGAAGATGCAGTAACTACATGGAGGATTAGTGGAAGGTATCGTCGGATATGAAATTAGATCAATTAGCTCAACGTATCATTACTTATTGTGAGATGTCCTGGTTTGGAGACGGCCGACTTCCGCCGCCGGAGGAAATTCGGGAGAAGTTCGATCTGACAACTAGGCAATTGAACGAGATTCTCAGTGATGAATTGGTAGTGAAATCCTTCGAAGCCAGAGGGATGCCGGCTGTAGCCGGAAGGGATTTAACACCAGACCAGATCACGGCAATTCAGACGATGCTAGACCCATTAGATGGGCGAAGCTATAAAAAGCGACTAAGTGAATTAGGAATCACTACTAAGATTTGGGATGGATGGAAGCAGAACTCCTCCTTTAAGGAGTACTATGCAAAGCGAGCGGAACAAATACTTGGAGATTCGATCCCAGAAGCGCATGCTGCGCTCATTGATCGAGTACAATCGGGTGATATTGGCGCGCTTAAATTCTATTACGAGATTACAGGACGATACACAGGTAAGGACTCAGGCGTCGATATTAGAGCACTTATTAACCGAATCTTTGAAATCATTGCAACGCATGTCCAAGACCCCGCCGCCTTGATGGCAATTGCTCATGATCTAAAATTACTTACTGCTCTTGACTCTGGTGCTAATATGGGAGTTGAAGTCGTTCAGTCCCCTCCTGAGTTAGAGGCTAATTTATGACTGTCACTACGACGCCTCGGTTAATCCTATCCAAACCAGATGGGGCCGAGCTTGTTTCAGTTGCTTTAATCAATGCAAATTCGGATAAGATTGATGCTAATTTTATTCCCGCAGCAAAGATGACGGCTTCAGTAGCCCAATCAGTTCCTAATAACGCTTTAACTCTTGCAGCTTTTAATACTACTGGATTTGATACCTATGCTGCCCGTCCTGAGGGGGCAATGGTAAACCTTACTAACGATGCTATTACTATTCGAAAAGATGGAATCTATTATGTTAGTTTAAATGCCTCATTCGCAGCCAATGCTACAGGTGTACGTCGTGGAGATATTCGTAAGAATGGAACTAGTTTATTATCCATTGTAGACCTTAGTTTCACTGGTGGTGCTAACGGAGTTAAGATTTCTGATTTCTTCGCTTTTGTTACTAATGATGTTATTACTGGCGCTTTGTTCCAGAACTCAGGTGCTGCGCTTAACGCAGATGGTAATACATTTGCGGAGGGTATGGCGTTGTCTGTTATTTGGGCAGGTAGTCTCACATGACGATGAATGATCCAAGGGATTTACCTAAGTATCAGGTCGGGGGGAATCAGTACAAAGGTGAATTTGACAGATCAGATGCCGGTTCAGTTGATGCTCAGACTGTAAAAGCATTCCATGAGCGAAGTGATCTTGATAGTTCACAAACAGCGCAGCATCATTCGCTTGGTTCCAAGCATGATCAGGCGGCCGCTGGGGATCATAACCATAGGATTGGATTACCTTATAAGGGTGCTCTAGATGGAATTACAATTACTGGTTCCAAGGCAGGTAATGCTGCATTAGCCAGTGTTGTAGCTGCTTTAGTCCAATTAGGTGCTACAGATAGTACAACGTAATGCCTCGTAAAAGTAGAGAACCAGAACTCACAGCAAATGATTTAATTCTGCAACTTCAAGAGAAGTTGCAGATACAAGCATCCCGCCCTAATATTTTAGGTTATGTACCGCACGAGAAGCAGATAAAATTCCACACTTCTCCTAAAAAGAAGCGTCTCTATATTGGTGGTAACCGTAGTGGAAAGACAACCGGTGGAGTTGTCGAAGATATCGATTGGTTACAAGGAACTCAGAAGCATATTAAAACGCCCGAACCTCCTGTGAGGGGACGTGTCGTAGGTGTTGACTTTAACGATGGTATTGACAAAATCATCATTCCAGAATTCCAGCGTTGGTGTCCACCAAGCTACTTGCGGGGAGGTTCGTGGTATTCTGCGTACGACGTCCAGCCAAGAACCCTTTACTTCGAAAACGGCTCGTTTGTTGAATTTATGTCCTATGAACAAGACGTTCAAAAATTTGCAGGGACATCTCGGCATTTTGTACATTTTGACGAGGAACCCCCTCTTGACATCTATATCGAATGTATCGCCCGACTGGTCGATACGGGTGGTTCTTGGTGGATGACATTAACTCCCGTTCTCGGAATGCAATGGATGTATGATGATATTTACCTACCCTCAATCAGTTCCGTTGATAGTGATATCCAAACCATCGAAGTATCTATTTGGGACAATCCCTACATTGGGAAATCCGAAATTCAAGATTTCGTTAACTCCTTACCCGAGGATGATCGAGTTGCTCGTATCAGTGGGCAGTTCATTCGGCGGGGTGGAGTTATCTACAAAAAATTTAATACTGGGGTTCATGTAATTCCACCATTAACTGAATTGCCCCAAGGCTGGGATATTTATGCGTCTGTTGATCATGGTTTTAATAATCCTACCTCTTGGCATTGGCATCTCGTGTCTCCTGATGGAGAAGTTATTACCTTCATGGAGCACTACGAACGAGAAATGGTTATTGCTGAGCATGCAACTCAAGTTAAGCTTATTGAACAGTCCTTTGGTGGCCGCGTACCTGTTATGCGAGTATGCGATCCTGCATTAGCACAGCGTAATCCCGTTACTGGTACCTCAGTTCAAGCCGAATACATGATGCATGGAATCGAATTAGCTGCTGGGGTTAATGATGTAGTCACCGGTATTAACAAGGTAAACGCCTATATGGATTACCGTGAGGATCGTCCTCCTCGATGGCATGTGACCGCCAACTGTGATAACTTAATCCGTGAGGCACCAAAGTATCGATGGAAGACCTGGTCTAATCAGAAATCACAACGGGATAACAATCCATACGATGTTCCGCATAAAAAAGATGATCACGCTATGGACGACCTCCGATACTTCTTTACTGTTATGCCTGACCTGACTCCTTTGAGTATCCCAGAGGTAAAGGTCGAGACCCATCTTCTACCGGCGGTCGGGGTTGATTTGCTTAGTCCTAATCGTCATCCAGTAATTGATAAAAGACTTCTCAAGGCAAATACCAAAGTTGATCCCAATGGATGGTTTATCACAAATCCTGATGAGTATATGGGTGGAGAATGGTAGTTGACTCGCCCTGTAGCCTAGTAGTTAAGCCCCCTGTAGCCGAAAGGTGAACAATGTCTGAGAGTCCTGACGAGACCGTGCTGGATGATGAGCCTGTCGAGGGTACTGGTACTGAGGAAGAGTCTGGTACTGACGAGGAAAAGCACGAAGAGGAATTAGACCTTTATAATGCGAGTCATGGAAAGGTTCCGCGTACGGGTGGACCTTATGCTGATGATTTGCAAATGAAGGCTGCCGAAGAGTGGCGTGCAGAAGTTGAGGATCGTGAGCCGGATTTAGATAATCCTCCGGCTACAGCGGGGACCTTACTCGTTCCTAAGCAATACCTCCGTGAGACTGATGTTGATAAGTCTCATTTCTCTGATGAGGTAGAGATTAAGAATGAGCCGGTCCAGACTGTAATGGTGGATACGACTAATTCTGAGCACACCAAGCCTGATCCTAAGCAGGCCGCATGGGATAATGATATGCAGAAGGTTAATGCTCTTGCTGCTGCGAAGTCTCTTTCGGAGCATGGTGGAGTAGAGGATACTTCTGGATATACTTCCGATACCGAGCGCGGTAAGGCTCGCACTACTATTCAGTATGTGAATAAGTAGAGATGCCTCTTGTTAGAAACCCGGAGACCTCTAGAATTCGCGTTCTAGAGGCTCCGCGTATGCTGCCGGGTGTTTGTGTAGTTTGTGGTGCTGCTAGAAGTGATGATCGTCAATATGTCGATCTTGATTGGGATATTGAGTTCTATGGTGTGGTTTATTTCTGCACCTTCTGCTTTACTCAGGCTGCAAATACCCTGGGTTGTTTAACTCCTGAACAATCTGAGGCTCTTGAGCGCGAGAATGATCAACTCAGAGAGCATATTTTAAACTTCCGAGTTAAGGAAGCAGCATTAGATGATGCTATCGCCAAACTCCGCGCTACTGGCCTGCTTGGTATTAGTTCTTCTGACGATATTATCAATGTCGCTACTACTTCTATTTCGGATGCATCGGGAGAGTCAAGCCCCGATAATCCAGACGAACCATCTATTGAGGAACTTATTGATCAAGCAGTCGTTGCTCCTAGCGAGCAAGGACCCTCTAGCGTATCAAATACTAGAAAACGCAAATCAGACGGGCTTTCAATCTGAAATCCCGAGTATGTCCGACCTAGACGAAGCACAAAGATGGGCACAGGCACATGAGTCTAGTATCGGAATCGGGGAAGAAGCTTTTGACCCAGACGGCGAAGCAGCCCTCAGGCTCTTTGGTCCTTCCTTCGACTAATCCGTTAGAAAGCGTTAAGTTAACGACTAGCCAGGCAGAAGAACTGGCTAGTCTTGTTAACACGCTATATAATAAAATGAAGACTGCTCGGTCACAATTCGAGCGGCAGTGGTATATGAATATGGCTTTCTATTTCGGGAAGCAAAATGTTGTACCACAAAATATTAGGGGCATTGGGAATCGTTTAATCGTTCCTCCTGCCCCTCCTTGGCGTGTTCGTATGGTAGTTAATAGGGTTCGTCCTATTATTCGCCGAGAACTTGCTAAGTTAACGTCTCAGAAGCCTAGTGCTAGTATTGTTCCTGCTTCGTCAGAAGATGAAGATATGTTCGCCGCTAATGCTGGTGAACAAATCTGGGAATCTTTATATTACGACAAGAATCTTCATACTGTATTCAAAGAAGCTGTATGGTGGATGTTAGTTTGTGGTACCGGATATGTGAAAACGTATTGGGATAACTACAAAGTATCAACACCAGCACCTGATGCTGCTTATGAAGGCGATATTTGTTATAAACCATTGACTCCTTTTCATGTTAATGTTCCTGATCTAAGAGAAACGCAAATTGAGGATCAGCCCTATATTATTCACTCAGCGACCCATACTCCCGACTGGCTGATGTTAAACTATCCGAAGTCTCTGGATGGGCAAGTTATCCAGCCAAATACTAAG